TGTTATCCGAAGCCACGGTGCGTATCTGGCTGCGTTACCGTGATGATATCACCACAACAAACCGCATTGTCTATCAAGGTGCCAGCACCCACGGCAAGACCTTTGGCATCGTTGCCGTTATTCCTGATCCGAAACACTCCCGTCTGGAACTGCTTTGCAAAGGGGGCGTGAAATATGCCTAATATTCCCCCTGAGTGAAATCAAACAACACTGCCGGATTGATGAAAGCGATGCCCTTGATGATGCTTTATTAATGGCTTACGCCGAAGCCGCACTGGAAGTGTGCCAGCAACATATCGGAAAGCGGTTTGATAATGGTCTGGCCTTCACGTCAGCAATTAAAGTAGGTTGCCTGCTTTATATCGGTTTGCTGTATGAAAATCGGGAAATGGCAACCGATGTTGAGCTTAAAGAAGTCCCGTTCACCATTAAATCACTGTGGTCAGTCTATCGTGATGTGGGAGTCTACTGATGCCATGGCAACCGTTGAAACGCTGTAGCTACCCACATTGCCGCGAGCGGGTGAAATCAGGCCGATGCAAGCAGCACCAGCGGGAAACCAAACGCCAGCAAGACAAGCAGCGTGGCACCCGAACCCAGCGAGGTTACAGTAATCGATGGGGACGCTATCGGCTGTACTACTTGAAAGCTAATCCGTTATGCGTTCATTGCTTGCCGCAGGGTATTTACACGCCTGCAAGCATTGTGGATCACATTATCCCAATACAGGGTGATACTGATGTGTTGTTCTGGCCTGCATCGAACCATCAGGCGTTATGTCAGACCTGCCATAACCGGAAAACCGTACAGATCGATCCCATCACCAAAGCGAAGCGTAAGCAGGGCACTTATCGGGAACAGGAAACCGAAGCGGCAAAATATCGTGACTGGTTATCAAGTGAATAATAACGAAACGAAATAACGGGGTGGGGGTATCAAAAATGATAAATGTCCCTTCCAGCGGAACCGCCCCCTCCTCAAATTTTTACACACGGCATTTTTTTTGAAAATAAAACGACAAGGAAAAAAATCATGGCAAGAGCGCCAAAACCGCCAACTTACCTTAATGATATCGCCGCCAGCCAATGGAAGGCCAAAGGTAAAATTTTAAGTGAGCGGGAAGACCTGAACGCCGCTGACTGGAACAATTTAGAACTCTATTGCGTGAACTATGCCATTTACCGAAAAGCGGTGGCAGACCTTGATATCAGGGGCTTTAGCATTGTTAATAGTCAGGGCAGTGAAAGCCGCAATCCGTCACTAAGTGCCAAAGCAGACGCTGAAAAAATCATGATAAAAATGTCGTCCTTGCTGGGTTTTGACCCCGTATCACGGCGTAAAAATCCGGTGGAAACCGAGGAAGAAGACGAGCTGGATCGTCTATGAACACATGGGAACAGTACGCTTTTGATATCGAAAACGGTAAAATTCCGGCCTGTAAACGGGTAAAAAAGGCTGTTAAACGCTACTATAACGACCTGAATAACCCACTTTATGCGTTTGATTCTGAGGTGGTGGCGCGTTTTATTGCCTTTTCCCGTGTCTGTCCCCATGTCAAAGGCCACCTGCGCGGTAAACCCATCATGCTTGAGCCATGGCAACAGTTCGCCTTTGCAAATTTGTTCGGTTTTAAGGTAAAGGCCACCGGACGCCGAAAATACCGCAGTGCTTATATTCAGGTGCCGCGCAAAAATGCCAAATCCACCGTTGCCGCGATACTGGCAAACTGGTTCTTGGTAATGGAGCACGGGCAGCAGGATATTTACACCGCCGCCGTAAGTCGTGATCAGGCGCGTATTGTATTTGATGATGCCCGCCAGATGAGCTTATTATCAAAGCCGCTGAAAAAGCGGGTGACTATCCAGCAGCACAAAGTTACTTATCCAAAGACTAACAGTCTGTTAAAGCCGCTGGCAGCCAAAGCCGCCACCATTGAAGGGACTAACCCCAGTCTGGCGATTGTCGATGAATATCATTTACACCCTGATAATGCTGTGTATTCAGCCCTTGAGTTGGGAATGGGGGCACGTCCCGAAGGTATTCTGTTTGCCATCACCACGGCAGGCAGTAACGTTATTTCAGCCTGTAAGCAGCACTATGATTATTGTTGTCAGATACTGGATGGTGAAGAGCAAAACGAATCCCTGTTCGCCCTGATTTACGAATTGGACGACGAGCACGAAATTGATGATAAAACCCTTTGGATAAAAGCTAATCCCAATTTAGATATATCGGTAGACAGTGCCGCCTTGTATGACACCATCCAGAAAGCGCGAGGTATACCCTCCCAATGGACGGAGATGCTAACCAAGCGTTTTAATATCTGGTGTCAGGGCGAAACCCCGTGGATGGGCGAAGGCGCATGGAAAGCCTGCCAAACAAATTACGATGAAAACGACCTCAAAGGGCTGGAGTGCTACGCCGGGCTGGATTTATCTTCAACAGGCGATATCACCAGCATCTGTTACACGTTCCCCGTGGATAATGAACTGTTATTACTGACCCGCCATTACCTGCCCGAAGAACAACTACAAAATCCTGCCAACAAGAATCGGGCGGTTTATCGCCAATGGGTACAAGCAGGCTGGATACGTACCACCGCAGGCGATTGCATTGATTATGACCGTATCCGTGATGATATTCTCAACGACAGCCAGAACTTTGATATCAAGCTGGTGGGTTTTGATACATGGAACGCCACGCACTTAAGAACACAATTACAAGGTGCAGGGCTGGACGTTGAGCCGTTCCCGCAAACCTATATGCGTTTTAGTCCGGTGGCGAAATCGGCAGAGGTATTTGTTAATCGCAAAGTCATTCGTCACAACAGCGATCCAGTACTCGCGTGGGCAATGTCCAATGTGATGATGGAAACCGACGCGAACGCCAATATCAAACCGAACAAAAAAAAATCGGCGAACAAAATCGACCCTGCGATTGCGTTCCTGATGAGCTTTGGCACATGGCAGATAGAACATGAAGAATTTGTATTTAGTCTAAGTGAAAAACAACAAGAGCGCCTTAACGTGTTTAATGGAATATAACGAAAAAAGTTAAGTGGTTTTACTGATTCGCTTATTGAACCAAATAAAACAATTCGTTAAAGTACTCCTGCCATCGGCAAAATCCGATGGTCAGGGATTTGCAACCCTGCGAAAATACCCCACTGGTAGGAAATTTCTACCAGTGTGTTTGCTATCGCCCTTTCAATGGCGGTTTAGACAGGGGAGGCTTCGGCCTCACCGGTTGGGTATTTTCCGGTATTGCAAACCCTGTCTGAATCGCCACCATCAATTTTTTCAATTAATGGAAGGGGTAGCAGGAATGAATAACGTTAGAAATGACTGGCATCAAGCCGATATTATTGCTGCATTACGTAAGCGCGGTACAACCTTAGCGGCTGTCTCCCGTGAAGCAGGACTCAGTTCATCTACACTGGCAAATACTCTCAGCAGACCGTGGCCGAAAGGCGAATGGATAATTGCTAACTACCTCGAAATACATCCCTCTGAAATCTGGCCTAGCCGTTATTTTGATTCTCATTCCGGAGAATTATTAGAAAGGAAAGTTCGCGATAAATCATCAGAATAATTATTCTAATATCGGAAAACATTAGGGAAATAGTCACCTCGTCTAATTACTCGCTGTATTATTGGCTTTGATGAGGTGGCGCTATCGGTGATGTTGTTGCGGAAAGGTCAGGTGATAACCGTAACGGGAAAGGCTTCTTACTAGCAGGGTTATCAGTTGGCTGTTACCGCAATTGCTTAATAGGTTCCGACGAAATTCAGCGCAACCTTTTCACAGGGTTGGTACGTTTAGCGTACTGCCCCCCTCTTTTCTTCCGCCCTGTCCTCATCTTGTGCCTTGTTTATAAACTCGTTCAGTGAACCATGTATAAACATTTGTATAAACAATCTCATATCTCATAAAAAACAACCAACCTAACTATCTGTATTAGTTAATATAATATCCTTAATAGTAAGATCATACGGTGTAATCTGGTATACATAATAGTTAAGCCAATTTGAAAACAGTAAATGTCCGTGACTACGCCATGTTGCTACTGGTTTATTCTCTGGATCATTATCCGGGAAGTAGTTGACTGGTAATGCAGGCTCTAAACCTGCGGTTCGATCACGCAGGTATTCGGCAGCTAGCGTACCGACATCATATTCTGGATGCCCTGTCACGAATACCAGCCTTTTATCTTTACTGGCAAGTAAATAGGTACCTGCTTCTTCTGAACTAGCCAAAATATCCAGATCCGTATATTCACGAATAACTGACTCAGGAAAATCGGCAAAACGCGAATGTGGTGCCCAGAATGATTCATCAAACCCTCTGGTCAATAATGCTAATGGCTCCAGAATAGTATGGGAGTAGACACCTGATAATTTAGTTTTTCGTGTATATTTAGGTAGGTTATAAAGAATATTTAATGCGGCCTGAACAGCCCAACAGACAAAAAGTGTCGAAGTAACATGCTCTTTGGCCCAATTGATAACTGTTTCAATTTCCTCCCAATACGTAACATCTTCAAACTTTACTAATCCTAAAGGAGCTCCGGTTACGATTAAGCCATCAAAATTCTGATCTTTTATTGATTCAAAATCACAGTAAAAATTATCCAAATGCTCTGCTGGTGTATTTCTACATCGACGACTGTCAATACGCAGTAACTGAATATCAATCTGTAACGGTGAATTAGATAGTAGCCTGATAAACTGATTTTCCGTTTCGATTTTCTTTGGCATTAGATTTAATAACAATACCTTCAAGGGACGGATGTCCTGTACACTTGCCCTTGTCGATGTCATTACAAAGATATTCTCATTGCGAAGGAAAGTAACTGCTGGTAGTTCATCAGGTACACGAATCGGCATTGTTTGCACCTCCATCATTCCATATAATTTAGCCTTCTAGACAGCCAAAATTTAACCTCAAAATAGGAATGATGTCGAGTTTTTACACGCAAATTGAAATTATTTCATTTTGTTATATGAAAAATAGTGATCAGAATAAGGAAGAAAAAATTAAGGTGATATAGCCACAACCCTATACCAGATGCTTAATATACGACTAATATCAACCTGGCATAAAAGGCAGCGTTCATCACTTGATGGGTCAAAAGGTTTTCTATCAGAGTGGTAGCACGGAGGATGATGCTAAATTTCATAAGTCACGAATCCATACTCCTGATAAAACACCAAACGCAAAAAAGCCATCCGGTTAGGGATGGCTTCTCTGGCTAATTGAT